CGTCAGGGTTGTTTTCATCGTCATCTCCACTTCCCGTCATTCCGGGCCCCGACCCGGAATCCAGGTCTTTCGATTCCCTGTAGAGGCCCTTGGCTCTCAAGTCTTCCTGCTCCTCCTGGAGCCGCTCCGCTACCGACTCAAACCCTTCTCCGCCGTCCTCGATGATGGCCTCGTCGCGGGTCATGAGATTGTTGTCGATTTTGAGGATGTTGGCCTGGACCGCTTTGACCGGCTCGATGTCGCCCTTGGGCGATCCGCGCCACGCGGCGTAGGTGTATTCAAAAAGATTTTCGTGGATATCGCGGATGGCGGACAACAGACCCCGGAGCCACGCCTCCTCTTGGAGCATGGTAAATGACCGTTGACAATCGCCTTCGCCCAGCCACGTGCGGTACATGGAAAAGACGCGCCATGCATCCAGCATGGCACTACGGAAACCTGCGAAGTTGACCCCTTCCACGTCCTTGAATGTGACGGGATACGGCAGATTGATCGACATGGCGAGCGACTTTTTGACAGTCTTCGTGAACGGGTCAAACGTCGTGCCAGGCCGGGTGGCGGCCAGCAAGGTCATTTTTTCGCCATTGTTCAGGTAGTGGACCGATCCGGGGTTCACCTCCTGGATGCGGCGCTGCCGTTCCGTGCCGCCCGGATCCGTGTAGGACGTATCCTCCCGTGTCCCGAATCGGAGCGCCGACTGATAGGGATCATCGCCGGCGCCCAGCTCCACCGCATAGGCCAGGGCCGCGGTCACGACGTTGCTCACGAGCTCCGCGTTGAGCAGGTCGTTAAAGTCACGGAAGTATTTCATGGCCGCCGTGAAAAACGGCCAGCCGCGCACCTGGTCCGGCTCCTTGGTCACAAACGTGTGACTCATCACCCATCGATGCCCTGCACGCGCCGGGATGCGGAGAAAATTACCGGAGGTATCCGAGAGCGATTGATAGGGCTTATTGGGGTCGTAGCGCTTGACCCAATAGGCCACGGGCTCGCCGTATTCTCCCAGCTCCACCCCGTCGCGGATATTGGAGCGCTGTTTGTCGGTCGGCGTCCGGACCCGCTGCGGGTTGACGATCTGAAGCGCCAAGCTGAAGGGTTTGATGGGATCCGGAATCATGTGGAAAAGCGTGAAGTTTTCCCCGTAGCGTATCAGGTTGCACTTGATCTGATACTGGATCTGCCCCGCGGTCATGCGGCGCCCCGCATCGGCCCAGGGATTCCATGCCCAATAGACCGCCTTTTCCTGGGCCTGGATCTGCCGGATCTGCTCCCGGTCGAGCTCGAGGATGCGGCGGTCGAGTGTCGGATAGGGAGTGAGGCCGGCGCCCACCACGTAGCTGGCGATATTGTCCATGATGCCGGCCGCGTGCGGGTCGTTGTTGACGAGATCAATGGAGCGCTCCACCACGGCCTCGCGGTCCATGGCCTCGGCAGATGGGCCCCACAGCTTGCGAGGCGTCCAGTTGGCCATGGAGCCCGTGCGCTTGGCCGCGTCGCGGCGGTAAACATACTGGCTGGCCAATGGCAGGGGGCGATTGTTTGCGTCGTAAAGCAGTGGGCGGTGCGCCGCCGCCGCGATGGCGTTAATGACGTGGGGGACGATTTCTTCTTTGATGGCCGACAGCATCAGTCTCGCCTCATGATGGCGGTATTGACCGCCATGCCGCCCGTGCCCTGCTCTCCCCGATACCGCGCAAGGAGCTGGGTCTCGCGTTTGCCGAGCGCATCGAGATCGGCCCGGCTCACCCGACTGCCATTTGAAAACGTGAAGTCCTGGCCCGACATCACCTTGGTGATCGCCGCCTGGACTTCTTCGATCTGTTCGAGTGTGGTCTTTATCGCCATATCGCTCCAGGGCCGTTCGGCCCGTCGTGTGCCGCCCCCCGGCGGGATCAGACCGAGGGGCAGGGCTGGTGGGCAAGATGACCGGGAAAGGAGGTGGAAAAGCCGGTCATCGGGCTGGCTGGAGGGTAACACGGGTTTTTGGGAAAAAATGAAAAGAACACGCTATGACACGAAAAAGCATGGAAAGAGCACAACAAAACACTTGACAAGGATAAAAAAGGGTGGTTCAGAACAAAACCGGAGGGGGCTTACGCGGAGGAGAATAAATTATGGAGGGACGGGTTTCGCCCCGTCCCACGCGAGAGCTTACTCCACTATTTCAGATTCTTCAATCATTTTACGGGGCTGGGTCTTGGTGAGCGCACGGGTGAAATCGTCCAGGTTGGATTCATCCGCATACCACCGACCATCGATAAAATTAGCGGGCATGCCCATCTCAATAAACCGCTCGAAGGTTTTTCGGCCGACCGCCAAATAGGTCATGATCGCCTTTCCCCCAACCAACAGCCGCCCGCCGTTTTTTACGCTCACCCAAGATCCTCTTTCTATGAGCTATCAGCTATCAGCTTCTCCTCATCGATTCAACCACGCCGGCCGCTCGTATTGGAGCCGGCCATCCCTGTCTTCGCCGTTACCTTGCACCGTAGGCCGTGCGCCTTGCGCCTGTGGCGGTCGCCACTCCGGCAGCAGGTTCACCCCGCCCCCCGGCCACTCAGGCTCGGCCAGCACCATGGCGAGGCCCTCGCAGTCGAGGAGATGGTTGTCCCGCTGCACCTGGACCCACTCGGCCAGGCCACGTTTGTTGAGACGTTTTTCCTCCGCCAGGATCTGTTTGGCGTAGTCATCGCCCGTAGCCGCATGGAGATAGGCGCCCTGAGCCATATTTTTAATTGCCACGCTCAGGGCAATAGGGGCGGCCGGGTCTGCGGGCATACCGTAGTCGACGTCCGGCACATCTTCCACCGCCTGGCCCAGGCGGTAATACACCATGTCCTTGATCTTGTCGGTGTCGATGAGGATGGGCTGGAGGCCTCCGGGGATGGGTTTGCCCGACGGCGTCTTGTCGAGCATCTTGCCCAAGTGGATTTTGCCGGCGAGCGGCTTGCTCGATCCCTTGGTGGCCCACACCCTGGCGCCGCGCCCGAAGCCGTTTTTGCGGATCCAGAAGTACGCCTCCTCCGTCATGGACAGGCCCTCGTCGAATTTACCGCCTCCCGCGTCGATCGCGGCCCGCCAGATCCGCAGCGACCGATCGAAGCCGACGACCGGATAGGCCGTTTCGAAAAGCAGCGTTGCCACCTCGTTCCAGTCGCCCAGGAAACCGTAATGGATGAGCCATGACGTAAAAGTCCGGGTCCATGCCCGCACGCAAAACCAAAATCCGTATTTCTGCGGGTCAATGCCGGCAGTGAGCGCAACGGCCGTTTCCGGCACGGTCTGAGGCGCCAGGCTGCATCGGGCCTTGAGGATGTGGATCCGATCAGACGTTACGACCACAACCTTCCATGGCTCCGCCAGGGAGGAGTTGACAAACCCCTGGAGCTTCCGCTTTTGCTCGTCGCCGCCAAACTGCCAGATCCGCACCCACCGGGAGATGAGATTCTCCAAGCGACCGCCGTCGAAAAGGCTGTAAATCCGGTTGACGTGGTAGCCGATCTTGCGCTCCATGCCGGTTTCAGGCGTCCGCGGCACCATGCGGCCCAACGATACGGCGGCGTTTTTCTCGGCCGTAGTCCATAGCGCCTCGCATTCACCGCACTGGTACCGGGCCGTCTCCTGGATCTGCGACAACGTGGCCTTGCGTCCGCCCTCCCAGACGACGCGGCCGAGGGCGTGCATGGCGCCGGCCTCAGCCCGGTACTTGCCGCCCTCAAATCCGTAGACGTATTCGATCGACCACCGTAGTGGCTGGAGCTGGCCGCATCGAGGGCATGGCACGTGCCAGTCGTAGATGATGTCGCAGGATGCGAGCTCCCGCGTGATGTTCCCCTCCTCGGTCGTCGGGGTCGAGTAAAGAAAATGCTTGTAATACCCCTGCGGGTAAGTGTCGGTCCGCTCGCGGCCGTTACTGAGCGGATCCGCCTCTCTATTGGCGATGTAATAACCTTCCTTGTCGATCTCGTCGAAGTTGACGACCCGCATGGGCCGTGCGCCCATCATGGCCGGCGAGCTCGCCCACGCCATCGCAAGATATGCGCCGTTTGCCAGTTCGCTCTCCATGCGGCCGAATGTATTGCGGTTGTAGTGCCTGCGGAGATGCAGCGAGTCCCGGAACATGGGGGTGAGCCGCTTGGCCGTGACGTGCTTGGCCGTGTTTTCGTCGGCCAGAACCGTCATGCACCAGGACGGGTCCTCGACCAGGTAATACGCGGTGATGTTCAAAAACAACTGAGTCCCGCCGATCTGGGCGGGCTTACAAAGCACGATCTCGTCGACGTCCGTCGAAGTGGACCGATCCATGATCGGGCCGAAAAACGGCACCATCGAGACCCTATAGGGCCCGCGGATTGCGGACCCGTGACCAAGGACGATATTTTTTTCGGCCCACTGGGAGACCGACAGCCGCGCCGGCGGAGATGCCGCGTCCCGTTCCTCCCCGTACCATTTGACGGCCGGCTGAATCATGCAGCCCCCTGGGGGCAGAACCGCCCGGTGCGCACCACGCGCTCGCGCATCTGCCGGGTCTCATCCCGTATGATGGATCGCATCTCGATCTGCGTTTTCCCCTCCAGGAGCGGAGGTAGGCGCATCTCCAAAAAGTCAAGGCCGTTGCAATACTCGAGCATCCGCCCGGTCCACTCCTTGGCCACCTCATCGCGTGGCACGTATTCCCCCTTGGCTATGGCGAGCTTGAGCGCCTTGTGCTCGCTGTCGATACGCTTAATCTCGGTCTCGTAATGCGCCCGATCCTGTGCGCTGATCACCATCTGCCCGGCCTGCTCATCGTTTCCACCAGGGTCCTCCGGTTGGCTCGCCCCCCGCTTGAGCCCAGGCGGCAGCTCCTGAATCAGCCCACGCCCCAGCGCCCATTGCCCGACAGCCGCAAGCTCGTAGCCGTCCGCCCGCCGGGGCATCCCCTGGCTCGACCAGTACCGAATGGTCCTCAACGTCCGCCCAAAAATATCCCCGACCTCCTTGGCCGTCCGCACTACGCCGTCGGGCAACGGAGGATCCTGCTCGAGCGAGAGCGCCGCCTCGAGCTCCTGGCGCCTGCGCTGCTCCGGCCCGCTCAACGTCAACCCGCGCTGGATCTTGTTCTCCAGGTTTTTCAGCTCGCGCCGTTGCACCTCCATCCGGCGCTTCCCCTCCTTTTCCGCCTCCGTTTCAGGCGCTTTCCTGGCCTTCGGGTCCGTGTATTCCGCCATGTCAAACAGGGTTTCACTCGTCATTTTCGAAGCCTACCCCTCATCGCAACCATCCAAATTTATCCAATGTTTACGCCGCCTTAAACCGTCAATCCATCAACACCCCTTGCATCAATCCCTCCCGCGCGCCCCCTGGGTGCAACCCCATTTCCACCCCACAAGCGACCAAGAACCGGCCTGCTTCGACCCGTGTTAGATCAAGGGCTGGGGAGGACCCGTGATTGTCAGGGGGCTCGGGGGAGCTTGATGGTTTTGAGCAGCGCCTTGCCCTGCTCGGATTCGCCGAACGCAGACCAGGCCTCGGCGAATGCTTTGGCCTTGGAGAGTTGTCGGGCCTGATGCCACTTGCTCGTCTCGACCTTGAGAAGCGACGTGGCATATGCCCAAAAATCGGAGATCCCGCCCGCTTTGGCCTTGGGTTTTATGGCAGTAAGGACCGCGATGACCACATCGGGCTCCACGGAACGCTTAACGCATCGATTGGTGAACTGATACGGGTTGAACTGTGGTGAACTTCCGTTGAATGATTTGCAGAGGGCCACAACTTCTGCCAGGTGGTCTCGATCGACCTTGACCGGCGAGTTGGTGGTTGGTTTTTTTGGTTCGATGTCAGGCCGCTTGACGGCCTGTTCTTTAGAACTTCTTTCTCTTTCTGTTTCTGTTCTGTTCTGTTCTGCAGGATACCATATCAATATGGTATCGATATGGTATATTTTAAGGAGACTTACATATCGCTCCTTGAAAGACAATCTATAACGATCTGGCATAGTTGCGATCGAATCGATCGCAGCTTTAGCAAACTTGGAGTTTTGACACTGATGCTTGAAGAAATTCTTGACCCAGACGATTTCTTCGTCTGGATCCCACATGACTTTTTTCTGGAGCTCGGCCGCGCACTGATCGATGTCGATGCCACATTCGAACTGAATGCGCTTCCTACTGATCGAGTACATCCCAGCCTGGTTAC